TGGTCAGGCTGCGGTGACGGTCGGGGCGGTGTTGCGGTCGCCGACGAGGGTGAACGACGTCTGCGCGGCCGTCGCGCCCTCCCCACCGAACGGCGGGATGGTCGGGAACACGTTGCCGGCCAGCGTCGTCGTGGCGTTCGGCCCGACGTAGACCAGGGTGAACGCCAGCGACGTGTCGGGGGCCGACAGGGCCGCCGAGGCGAGGGCCTCGCACAGGGACGACGTGGTGCCCCAGTCCGAGTACATGGTCACGTCGAGGCTGTACGGCTTCGTGATGGTCTTGTACACCGGGCCGGACAGGGTCTCGAGGACCTGCTGGTCGGGGGCGTAGGTGAACGTGGTGCTGATCGTCTGCGCGTCGAAGGCCGAGCCGTCGATGGTCAGAGTCAGGTCAGCGCCGGTGAGGACGGTTGCCATGGTCGGCTCCTAGGACGGGCTGGTGAGGGTGGACACTTGGAGGTCGGCGACGAGCAGCTCGCTGGGCCCGACCTGCTCGAGGGACGGCGGTCCGGCGTCGGAGACCTCCCAGCCGCGGGGCAGGTTGGTCATGACGCCGAACATGAGGTCCTCGAGCTGGTTGAGCGCCGCCTGGTTGTCCAGGTGCGCGACGCAGCAGGTCAGCCGGAAGGTTACGAGGACGCGGGGCGCTGCGGGGTTTCCGATGACCTCGGGCTGGAGCCAGGGCGACCCGGGCACGATCACGACGGTCGGGGGGATGACGATGGGCGGCGGGTAGGCCGACGTCGAGTAGTCGATGCCGGCGTCCTCGAGGGCCGCGGCGAGGGTGGCGCGGACGCTGGACAGGTTCATGAGGCGAGGCTGCCGACGTCCATGTGACGGGCGAGGAGCGCCTGGACGCGGGACAGGAGGCTACGGCCGAGCCGGTAGGGGCCGGGGGTGAAGTCGGCGGCCTCGAGGGTGCCGCCGGGGGCGACGCGGGACTGCCACATGTCGACGGCGATGGCGAGGCAGGCCTCGAGGACCTCGGGCACGTCCTCGTAGGCGTCGAGCTGGAGCTTGTCGTAGACGTGAGCGTGCGGGATCTCGGGCCGGACGTCGGTGAACGGCGTCTGCCCGTGGGCCTTGCTCACGACGAGGACGTTGTACGGCTCGCGGGCGTCGAAGTGGGACGGCCAGTACCGGGACGGGTCGAGGGCCGACGTGTCCTGGCTGATCTCGGTGACGGTGGCGTCGCCGTTGAACTGGGACGGGGCGAACCCCTCGAGGTGGACCGTCTGGCCGACGTAGAACAGGTGCGGCTCGGTGGTCCGCATCTTGATCGTGCCGGTCTCGACGCAGCAGACCTGGTCGACCGAGGAGGCGTAGCGGGACAGGATGGACAGGACGACGTTCTGGGAGGCGTCGAGGACCTGCTGGAGGTCCGCGTCGGGGTACAGGTCACCTACGCCGAGGACGGACTTGAGGTCGGCGACGCTGACGTAGGACACGGGGGCCTCCGTGGGGCCCGCCGGGCCGTGAGCTGCGCGGGGGAGGCGACAGTCAGCTCACGGCCCGGGGGCGGTGGGTCACGGCGTGACGGTGAGGGTGCGGACGGCCGTGGGGTACTTGGCCGCGGCGGCGACGTAGCCGTACACGGCGACCTCGACCTCGAGCGTCGACACGTCCTGGACCGAGACCTGGACCGGGGCGCCGGCCGACTCGTAGAACGTGACGGCGGCCGACGGGAACACCCGGGCGGCGGTGTTGCCGGTCCCGAGGTTGTGGTCGACGACGAGCTGGAGCCCGGCGACCGTCCCGTTGGTCGAGCCCTGGGTGATGTTGCCGGCCGCGTTCTGCGGCTGCGCGGCGGCGAACAGCGGCCGGTCGGAGCCGTCGACCTGCTGGAGCAGCTTCTCCAGCGTGATCGAGCCCGAGCCGGACGCCGGGACCACCAGGTGGCTCGGCGTGAAGCGCATGACCGACGACGAGTCGGCGATGCCCTTGACGATCGACTGGTAGATGTCGGCGCCGTCCGACGTACCGGCGCCCGCGGTGGCGACGCCGAAGGCGTACAGGTCGGTGGCCTGCGCGTACTGCGCGGTCATCTCGATGATGAGCCGGTCCAGGAACGCCGGGTCCGACCGCTCGATGAGCTGCCGGCTGATGCGCTGGCCGCCACCGAACGTCTTGACGTCGACGGTCAGGTAGTCGAGCTCGAACGCGGTCGAGGAGACCTCGTCGCCCTCGGCGGCCTGCTCGGCCACGGACGGCTTCTGGGTGACCCGCGGGATCTTGAAGTCCATCCCGGCGTCGGGCAGGTTGTCGCGGCTGATGGCGTCGACGAACGGGCGGCTGTTGTCGAGGACGCTGATGACCTCGGTGAGGAACCGCGTCGGGACGACGCCGGCGCCCGTGGTCGTCGTGTTGTCGGCCAGCGCGGCCTCGACGACCATCTGGGCGTCGCGGTCACCCGCGGCGGCCTCGAGCTGCGTCTTGGCGAAGCGGCCCGGGGTCATGTTGTCCAGGGCGCGGGGGGCGCCGACGGTGACGTACTGGCGCGTCGGGGCGGCGGCCTCGACGACGGGCTCGGAGGCCTCGACCACCTCGGCGGTCTCGACCTCGGGGGTCTCGTTCTCCATGTTCGGCTCCTCCGGGGAGTCGGGTTCGGGGGCGGCCGACGCGGATGCGGCGACCTGGCTGACGACCGCCTCCGAGAAGGCGGGGGTGTGGACGAGGCTGACCTCCGAGAGCTCGGCCGCGGTCACGACCATTCCCTCGTCAGTCTGCTCGAAGTCGATGATGCGCGCACCTACCGACAGGCCGTCGCGGAGGCCGTCGGCGGCCTCGACCAGGGCGTCGGTGCCGGCGCCGGTGCGGGCGACCTTGAAGGTGGCGTTGATGCCCTCGGGGGTGGGCATGGACTGCTGGAGCCGGCCGATGGGCCGCTTGGGGTCGTGCTCGAGGAGCAGCTTGACCTTGGGCACGTCGGAGAAGGCGCCCTTGGCGAACTGGACGGGACCCATGGAGGTCTCGCCCCAGGCGCCGAACGGCACGATCTGGCCGGTGATGGTGCGGCGGCCCTCGTCGGCGGCGGTGATGTCGGCCGAGAAGGTGACGTTGATGTCGGTCATGCGAGCGGCCCTCCTGGGGCGAGGTCCTCGGTGGCGCGCCATTCCTCGGGGGTGATGACGCCGAGGGGGATGAGCGCCTGGGCGAGCTGGGCGCGCTCGATGGGCGAGGACCGGGTGAACTCGGCGAGGTCGTAGGCGGCCGTGACGCCCCGGGGGGTGACGTCGTCGAGGGACAGCCGCTGGGTGACGGCGTCCATGTACGGCCGGAGGCTGTAGTCGATCAGGTCGCGGCGGGCGTTCCCGACGTTCTGGTAGGTCATGCCGGTGCCGCTGTCGGCGCCGAGGTACCAGGCTGGGATGCCGCAGGCGCGGGCGAGCTCGGCGACGGTCTGGTCGCGGGCCTCGTTGAGGGCGAGCTCGGTGGGGGAGAACCCGACCTTCTCGATGTCGACGGCGGCCGAGAGGTAGGCGACGGCGTTGGACTGCCGGGAGGCCTTCCAGCGGGACAGCAGCTCGTCGATCTTGGAGGAGGGCAGGTCGGCGCCGGTGTTCTTGATGGCGAGGGCGGGGCTGGGGGTCTCGGCGTAGACGAGGGCGGCCCGCTCGAGCTCTATTGCGGTTCGGACGGTTCGGGCTGCGCGCTTGATGATTCCGTCGTCGAACGAGGAGAACACGATGAGGCTGTTGAGTCCGCGGTCGGGGACGCGCCGTCCGTCGATGGTGTAGTGCTGGACGACGGTGCCGGTGCCGTCGAGGTCGTAGCCGATGCGGGTCGGGTCGATCCAGCGGAACCTGGACGGCCGGCCGGACTCGGCGTAGACGTCGATGACCTGCCAGTAGGCCTGCCCGTGGAACAGGAGGCTGTCGATGGTCCAGGCCATGGTGGTCTGGAGGGGGACCATCGGGTCGGGCTGTCGGACCCAGGCGGGCCGGTCGTTGACGGGCTGGCCGTCGGTGTCCCGGTACAGGCGCATGGGGAGGCTGGCGATGGTGCCGGCGATGATGTTGCGGGCGCGGGCGACGGCCGGGACGGTCATGGCGTCGTTGCGGCTGATGAGGAACTGCTGGCCGCGGTCGGAGTACAGGCGACCGTCTCGGAACACGGTCGTCGGCCAGGAGGCGGGGGCCAGGCTGGCGACCAGGTCCGGCTCGTCGTACTGGGGCAGGGCCGTCCCGGCCTCGAGGAGGTCGGTCGGGGTGCGGAACAGATCGAGGATGCCCACGGTCGAATCCTAACCGAACCGGACCTCGGGCGTGCTGATCGGTTGCGTGGCGTGGTGGACGGCCATGGCCATGGCGACGGCGGCGCAGACGGGGCCGGCCGACTGGCGGCGGACGATGCGCCAGCCGCCGTCGCCGGACTGCTTCCGGGCGGCCGAGGAGACCTGCTCGGTGAGGTTCTCCTGGCCGGTGTGCTTGAGCCGCTTGGAGACCATCGCGGACAGCAGCTCGTCGCAGGCCTGGGCGAACCGGGCGCCGGACACGTCGCCGACAGGGACCGACTGGCCGGCGATGCGCTGGGCGATGCCGGCGGCGGTCCAGCGGTCGAAGGCGACGACGCGGGCCTCGAGCTCGCGGGCGCGCTTGGCCACCTGCCCGGCGATGGCGAGGTCGTTGATGGTGTGGTCGGCGTGCCAGGTGTCGAGGACCTTGACGATCTTGGTCTCGTCGTCGTCGAGCAGCTGGCAGGCGACGAGGGCTGCGTCGCGCCGGTCGGGGGTGACGTCGATGGCGAGCCAGGTGGGCCGGCCGACCTCGAGGTCGACGTCCGGGTCGTACGAGTCGGCCCAGACGCCGGGCGGGAACGGCGAGTCGAGGGTGTCGACCCACTGGCAGAGCATCTCGGTGCGGACGATGTCGGGCGGGTCGGACTTGACGCGGGCGGCGAGGGCGTCCTCGTCGATGAGCCAGCCGAGCGCCGGGTTGGCCTGGGCCCAGCCGTCGCGGTCGTCGAGGTCGGACCCGGGCGGGGCCGACCATTCCCACCAGCCGATGGGGCCGGGCTGGCCGGTGGCGATGAGCTGGAGGGCCTGGTCGCGCATCCGGTTCAGCACGATGGAGCCGGCGTCGCCGGCGTTCGACACGGCCCAGACCTGCGGGTTCGGTCGTGCCTGGGTGGTGTAGACGAGGGCGGCGTAGGCGTCGGTGGTCCGGTGCTGCCGGACCTCGTCGACGATGATCAGGTCTGCGGAGAATCCTCGGCTG